TGAGTATGGTAACGGAACGAGTTACGATCGAGGACCTCGAAACTAAAGAAGATCACGATTATGGCTTCGATGTATACATGAGTATTAAGCTCCGTCAATGGAGAGACTACGGTACTAAAAAGCTCGTGATCGAAGAAAATAAAGACGGCACAGCTAACGCTTCCGTTAAGACAGAACGTCCGACCGATAAAGTACCCGCTAAGGAAGTTAAATCTCCTAACGGGTTTAATAAAGCAACTCTACAAAGAGTGGTTAAACAACAATTCGGCAACACTAATAATTTATTTAAAATTGCCGCGTTAAATAAAATTGGAGTACCTTGTTATTTAGGTGCTACTCAAGCTCTTAGTATGTATAACGAAGGGAAGGGGAATGACGCATGGACGAATTTAATTCTCAAAAAATAACACATGCTCCCTTACGTGTCAACTACGAGTTACTCGTTATGCACGACCGAAAGGATATGTACATACTAGATCCGCAAGACGGGGTTACGCTAGACCGTAGCCCTGACCTTGCTCCGGCTAAATTATCCTTTAAAGTATTTAAAGATAAAGTACTGAATATCGAAGAAGGCGACCTTATTAACCTTAAAGTTAATGGTGAGCTCGTATTTGTCGGTTATATCTTTGAGAAGAAACGCTCTAAAGATAACTTCATCGAAGTAACGGCATACGATCAATGTCGTTATTTAAAATCGGAAGGCTATTACGTATTTAAGGGCGAGAAAACGGCTTCTGAATTAATTAAAGCACTAGCCGAAGACTTAGCTATTAAGGTTGGCGATATTAGCCCGACCGTATATAAGATTAAATACATCTATGACGGTAAAACGTATCAAGATATTATTCTCGATATGTTAAAACAGACTAATATTTACTCTCCTAAAATACCGGTTATGAAGCCTTTAAAGAAATCGACCGATAGTAACTTTACGGCTCCGAACGGTACGTATTACGAGCAGAACGATATCAAGTATTTAACCGATCACGGCTATAAGCAAGAAGATGCGCTAGCGGAACTTGCTAAATCGCCTAAATATAAAGTTAAGACATGGGATGCGACTCAAAATGCTAAGATGGCTCCTCCTAAACGAGATTTAGATTCCGATAAGCTGGCTCCTAACGGTACGTATTATGAGAAAAACGATATTAAATATCTTACAGATCATGGATATACCGAAGAGGCGGCTATAGCTGAATTATCTAAATCCGATAAGTATAAGGCTAAAGAATCCGAAATGAAGGAACGTAAGCCTGTGTACTTAGCATATGACGACAAAGGTCTTTTGGTCGTTAAAGAACTTAACGATATGGTAACCGATATTTTAATCGATGCTACTCAAGTCGGTGATTACGAATATACTTCATCGATCGAAAATACATTTACCCAAGTCTTAGTAGTGCGTGAAGCTAAAGCTACCGAGAACGGTGAAGAAACTAAGAAATTCTGGCGTACTGGGGCAGCTTATGCGAAGAACGAAACTCAGAAATGGGGCGTTCTTCAGAAGGTGTTTAAGCCCGACGATAAGAAGACTAACGCTATCGAATATGCTAAGAACTTACTCGATACGTTAGCACGAAAAACTCATACACTACGCTTAAAAGACTGTTTAGGTCATACCGAAATACGACCTGGTTCCGGTATCTGGTTAAACTTTAATATCGGTGATCAGATCATTAATGAATTAGTATACGTACAAGCCGTTACTCATAAGTTTAATAATAATAAACATTTAATGGATATGGATATTATTTACTTCGATAAACAACAACCCGAAATCACAGTCGAAGATAGAGGCGACGAAGAAATCAGAAAGAGAATTCAAGCTATGAATAAGAAATCTGGCGGCACTTCTAAAGGTACTGGTAAAGCTGGTAACGCTACGAATGCTGGTGTACAAGCTGGCTTCGATTCTATCACTGGTACTACTTCTGCTTATGGTGATGTAGGCTGTGTCGATAGAGCAACAGCTGGTGGTTCCTACTATAATAGCGATTTAGCCGATGCTTATAATGCCGGTATTAAAGATGTACCTGGACTAAAAACGTTTATGAATGGTCGTGGTTATGCGATCGAATCTTATACTGGTGCTGCTAACCCTGGCGATATCCTTATCTATGATGGCGATGAACATGTCGTTATAGCCGACGGTGCTGGTGGCTGTGTCGGTAATAGTACTAAAGCTGGTTCAGTTATTCATTACTCCGATGTTAACTATGCTTACCATAATGGTACAGCTCCTACTCATATTATTAGAACAGGTGTTAAATAATGGATAATGATTTTAATAAGATATTAAGCGTCATTAAGTCGGCGGCCGTTACAGCTGTCGAGAACACGAAACCGGCTACGATGTTAATCGGTGTAGTCGTTTCAGAAGCTCCACTCGAAATAGCACTCGATTCTACCTTAATTATTCCGGAAGACCATATCATGCTTACTAAAAACACATGTGAATGGACGATGGAAATGAGTGTCGACCATATAACCGAAAATAGAAGTGGTGGCGGTGGTTATGCAGAATTTGCTAGCCATAATCATGAGTACAAAGGTCGTAAGAAGTATTTAGTACATAACGGTCTTAAGATCGGCGATAAGGTATGGCTATTCCAAGAAACTGGTGGTCAGCGCTATATAGCGATTGATCGTGTATATAATCCGAATACGGGGTGTACGACTAAATAATGGCACTAACTCCTATGTCTAGTTATAACCAACTTGATAGCAGTTTGGTTACAAAGAAACAGACTTCTAATACCTTCAGAGTCAGATACGAAGACGATTATAAAATCATCGGTATGTGTGACGACTATGAAGCAATGAAACAAGCTATCTTTAAAATTATTAATACGGAACGCTACAAATATTTGATATACGACTGGGATTATGGCATCGAATTAAACGATTTAATCGGTGAAGCTATCCCTTATGTATATGCCGAGATTCAAAGACGTATCACGGAAGCATTATTAGCTGACGATCGAATCGATAAAGTATACGACTTTAATTTCTCGAATAATGGTGGCGACGTATTATGTGTATTCTCGTGCGACACTATTTACGGCACGATTAATGATATATATAAAGAGGTAACAGACTATGTACGAAAATAAAACTTATGAAAATATATTAGCTGATGCCTTATTCCGAACCGATACTAAATACGATAAACGACAAGGATCCATGATATATGACTCATTGGCTCCTTTTTCTTTTGAGTTAGCTGAAGCATATATTATGGCACAAGTTATCTTAAGACAGACATATGCTAAAACAGCTGACCGAGCTTTCTTAGAATTAAGAGCACTTGAATTTAATATTATTCCTCGTGAAGCTACAGCAGCCGAAGTAAAAGGTGTATTCGATCGAGCAGTCGATATCGGTACTCGGTTTAACTTCGAAGATCTTAACTTCCGAGTTACCGACGTAATCGATTTATCTAAAAACGAATTTAAGCTAGTATGTGAAACTTCTGGTGCTAAAGGTAACTATTGTATAGGTCGTATAACACCTATTAATACGATCCCAGGTTTGCAAAATGCCGAGATTAAAGAAGTATTAGTACCCGGCCAAGACGAAGAAGAAACAGAAGCCTTTCGGGAACGCTATATCCGAGCATTAAAATCTAAAGCTTACGGTGGTAACGGCGCTGATTATAAAGAAAAAGTGTTAACGGTTAACGGTACTGGTGGTTCTAAAATATATCGATGCTGGAACGGTGGCGGTACGGTTAAGGTCGTTATCATCAATAACGAATTTAATAAGCCCTCGCAAGAGCTCGTTAAAGAAGTACAGAATGTCTTCGATCCGACTCCTAATCAAGGTAAAGGCTACGGTTTAGCTCCGATCGGTCATACGGTAACAGTCGAAGCAGCCGAAGAAGTCGTTATTAACTACGAGATCCCGGTCGTAATGGCTGCCGGTCATGAACCTTCCGAGATTCAAACTGAACTTACTAAGAAAATCGAAGAACGTTTGAAAGTACGTCGTAAAGAATGGACGACGCAAGACGAGACTCAATTCCTTACAGTACGAACTTCTATTGTTACTTCCTTAGCTGTAGACCTCGATAAAGTAATCGATGTCGGCGATATTAAGATCAACGGTCAGAAAGTTAAGCGACTCGATTTACGTCCTAATCAAATCCCGAAACTCGGTACTGTTACATTAATCAAAGGTTAATTATTATGGCAATATTTGATAATTATACTCGAATCATCGATTTATCCGAATTTGCTGTACCGGTATCTGGTGAGACTGCTGAAATGCAAGAGATATATCGTGTCGAAAGCATCGAAATGCAAGCTTTATGGAATACGATGGTCGAGATCTTTAGAGAACAGTTTATTATGACGGCAGAATCTCATGGTTTAGAACAATGGGAAACCATATTGGATATTGTACCCGAGGTGGACGATACAATCGACGACCGACGTTTTAATATCTTATTAGCCCTTGCCGGGCAACGTCCTTATACCGAGATTAAGCTACGAGAACTTCTCGACGGTATTTGTGGCCCTGGTAACTATCGTATAGTCGAAGATTATAAGAACTATAATGTTCACTTTAAAGTATCGTTGGGCGTTAAGAAACAACGTGATGCTGTAACTAAGCTATTACGAGATTTAATCCCGATGAATCTTATCTACGATGTGGACTTATTATATAACCGTCATATCGATTTAAGTCGGTATACGCATAAAGAACTCGCTCAATTTACACATTTTGTATTAAACCAGGAGGTCTTACCTAAATAATGGCTACTTATACAAAAAATATAAATTTACTTAAACCAGCTGAACAAGAAAAATACGATGTGAATCTTCGAAATAATAACTGGGATAAAATCGATAAAGCTATCGGTGATGGTAGTGATGCATTAAAAGCACATAAAAATGCTAACCCTATCGACCATCCAGATGGTAGTGTTACAACTCCTAAATTAAGAGATAAAAACGTTACGACTGAAAAATTAGCCGATAAATCTGTTACGGCTGCTAAATTAGCCGACGATATTAATATGAAGTTAGATAATAGCTATGTCAAGAAGGCCGGCGATAAAATGACAGGTCCTTTAGAGATAGATAAAAGTACCTATATTAGAATTAACAGAAAAAATGGAGCAGGATTCCATACTATCTCTGACGGTGGACTTGATAGTGACGGTGGTGGAACTAACTTAGATTTAGGTAGTTACACTGCTACTAGAGAAACTAACTTATGCTGTAGAAATAGACCTGGCTGGTTTGGCAAAGACGGGCAACCAGTATTTAAACCATTTATGACACTTCAAGATATTTCTGTTACTTATGGCAATATTCGTGACGGTCAGCAACTACCTATTCCAGATGGCTTCAACGAAAACGAATGTACATGGCTCTTATCTATGGACCAATCTAATGTCAATAGAGTGTACTATGACATTGCTGAAGGCGGTGCTCGTAATATGCTTAATTATGAATGTTGGCGTAACGGAAGAACAGCACATGTAGGTGTTAGATTAAAAGGCTTAGATGGTGTTTCCCCAAGCTACGAAGGGAATTACATTAGACTTGAAGGTGATGGTAAAGAGTATTGGGTTCCTGGTACTGCTAACTACATCTGTATTGCTGTTAAACGAGGTTAGATAATGGAACAAGTTAAACGTAAAGATGAAACTTTATATATTGGCTCCGACTGGTCTCGTGTATACGAAATTAAGAGCGGTTTTGATTTAACAGATACTAGAGCCGTATGCAAAATCAGAGATAAAAATGATGAATTCTTAATTGAAGCCAATACAAACATTCAAGATAATCGTATTTATATCAATATTAGCTCCGAAGCAAGTCTAAAAATGCCTAGAGATATTAAACAAGGCAAATACGATATCTTTATTATCGGCAAAACATATACCTATAAAATTATGATGGGTAGCATCACATTTATTCCAGACGTTAGTATGCACTAGGAGATTTTTATATGGATAATTTAGAAGTTGTTACAATCGAAGCTAGAATACCTAAAGTAGTCGATATCACAATTCCAACTAATGGTATTATTGGCACTGGTTATATTGCTGGTCCAGCTGGTCGTGATGGTCGTGATGGCTTAACTGGTCCAGAAGGTCCTCGTGGTCCACAAGGCGAACCTGGCCCTAAAGGTGAACAAGGTCCTAAAGGCGATGCTTTCACTTATGAAGACTTTACACCAGAGCAATTAGAAGCACTTAAAGGTCCTCGTGGTGCAGATGGTGATATTGGTCCAACTGGTCCACAAGGCAATACTGGCTTACAAGGTCCAAAAGGTGAACCTGGTAAAGATGGAAAACCATTTACTTATGATATGTTTACACAAGAACAATTAGCAGCACTTAAAGGACCTAAAGGTGATACTGGCTTACAAGGTCCGAAGGGTGAACCATTTAGATTTGAAGATTTTACTCCAGAACAGCTTGAAAAATTAAAGGGACCAGCTGGTACTGGTGGTAATGTAGATTTATCTGCTTATACTACTAAAAAAGATGCCGATAATCTTTATCTAAAAAAAATAGATTTAAGAAACTATCTTACTATGATAGGTGACCCTAAATATGCACTTAAAACAGAGTTAAATAATTATATGCAGACAACGACGATTAGAGACACTTTTGTATCTAGAGTCTATGCAGATAATACATACGCTAAGTATTCCGATTTAAATGACTATGTAAAGAAATCTGAAATTAATCAGTATATATCAAATGTACAATTTACACCAGAACAGCTTGAAAAGTTAAAAGGTCCTAAAGGTGACAAAGGTGAAGCTGGTCCTCCAGGTCCAGCTGGTCAACCAGCAGATACATCTCAATTCGTGATTAAAACCGATTTTCAGCTAATTATCGACCAATTAAAGAAAATTAATGGAGGTATTTAATTATGCCTGAACAACATGTCGAATCAGTATTAGCCGAACTTAAAAAATTCGAAACTCACATTATAAATATAGGCGATGCTATCACAGAAAAAGGCGTTCAGTCTAGTCGTAAATTGTATGATTTTGCCAAAGAAATTAAGAAGATTAAAGGTTTTCCTTATGGTGATACTATGTTAGTCGCTATTTCTAATGCTATAGGCGTAGGCCTTACCGACGAAGAAGTTACGAAGGCTATTAACGATTTTAAAATTAATAGTATAGAAGATGATTCGACAAGTACGAGCATTGTATATAACAAGTATAAGAATAATAAGAATATTAAACCGATACATATATACTCTAATGTAAATACGATACAGAATTCAGCTTTTAATGGGTCTAATCTAAGAAAATTAACAGCTCCGAACGTAACTAGAATTGGTATAGGCGTATTCGATAATTGTACAGAGTTAGAAGAATTAAACCTCTCTAGTTTTAATTATAAGAATAGTATTGGCTATAACTTTAGTTTAAATAACTGTCCTAAGTTTAAGAAGTTAGTCGTCGGCGATAATTCGGAAATCTCTACGATGAATTTTACAACTAAGTTAGCCGTTGCTAACGATACGTTTGAAATCTATACGGCTAGTGGCAAGAAATACAATAAATCAACTTATAGGTTTGAGTAAGGAGCTACTAAATGGAACAAATTAAATTCGCTGGTATTCCTTATCTACATCTCGATGTATATCAAGGACATGACCACGTGTTCAATATTCAAGTCGAAGATGACAGTACAAAAGAAATTATCAGATATATAGAAGGCAATATCACATGTAAAGTACGACGTAATTCGCCACAAGGCGGTGTCGTACTTTCTTTTATGCCTACATTTAATACTGATACAAACTGCATCGACTTATTAATTAATAGCGAAGATACATCTTCTATTATGTTTAGCTACGATAATATTCAAGAAGAAACATTCTATTATGATGTACGCCTCGCTCATAATGAAAAAGATGAAGTGATTTGTTATGGTGATATGACAATTAAGGCTGGTGTGAGTCTATGATTAAAATAAATCGTGGTCAAAATAAAAATATCGTCTTATCTAAAGAAGCATTAAAAGAAATTCGTGGCTTATCTGCTTACGAAATTGCTAAACAAGACGGCTTTACTGGTACCGTCGATGAATGGTTAGCATCGCTTAAAGGAGCTAAGGGCGACAAAGGTGATACGTTTAAGTTATC